CGGAGTTTAGATCATATGCCTTGAGTCGCAGCCCTTTTATCCCTGGAATACCGTCATTTAACACAACCTTAGTGCCAGGGAGTTTCAGGATATTAGTTAGAGCTTCTTTGGTACGCTCAACAAAACGGTGTTTAGCCGCAGGTTTGTAACCACAAGATTTACAGAAATTTGCATAAGAGGGGTATAAAGCACCATAGGCATTGGAGACGTACATACCTTTTTCTCCCTCGTCTGTATTAGGCTTACGAGCACCAGCACCTACAGGAGTTATTGTGTTAGGAGCGTACAAACAACAATCGTTAAGCCACGCTACAAATTGATTGTTAAAGAGCAGTGCTTCGATGTTGGTTTTGTTGAGCGAGGGGACATGCTTAGTCGGGTTCGCAAGCACATCTTTCATAATTGCGTAGTCCATTGAGAGAGCCCAACTGACAATCCCACTCATCTCGGGAACAAAGGAACCTTCAATTCGATCCTCAAAAACACTTATAAGTTCTGTACGTTTACTGGGGTCAACGACTTTGTCCATAACGATTGTAAGTCGCCTTCTTTCCAGTCCACTGCTGGAATCATTTGATGTGATGTGCTCATTACTGGCGATACAAACTAAACATTCAGGTTTAAAGCTGATAATTTCTTTTCCGTACTTTCGTTCAGCGCGAAGAGTGTCAGAAGCAGATGTAAGTTTTTTGAGTACATCCATTCGCTTGTTGTAGTTGCTTTCGTCCGTAAGGAGGAGTAACCGCTTCCCGATTAGGTTGTAGGACTCAAACTTGTTGGTCTCAATGACCTCCAAGCTCGAAGTGTGAGTTCCGTGGAAACCAGCAAGCGCAACCATCAGCTGCTGCATGGTTGACTTACCAGTCCCACCAGGGCCGACAAGGTGAAGGAATCTCTCGCCAGCTGTATAACCTGTGAGGATTGCTCTAGCAAAAGCTTGGATTAGTTTCTCTTGATCCTTATCAAGGGCACCTTTGATCCATTTCATGAACTCAGGGCAATCTGCGCTCGTGTTGTACTCGTAAGCAAGCTTGTGCCTAAGAAAGAGATCTTTTTGTTTACCCTCCGAAAACTTAAAAGTTTTAGTACACAAGACTCCATTTCGGAATGGAATAAAACCAAACGATTTGCTCCAAATGCTGCGACGACCTCCTTCAGCAGATTTAAGAAGCTTTGCTTTAAGGATTCCGAAAACGCTACTGATAGTTGCGCTGTTGTATTTAGGAAGTGCCCCACCTGCAATTAGAGCATCCAGAGCGAGCACAATTCTTCTTTTTATATGCTGCTCATCCTGAAAATACCAGATATCAAGATCATCGTCGTAGTGATAGAACTGATCTAAATTACTGTCATAAATGAAGTTGTCACCTTGATTGTTGACAATGAGCGTGGCGATGTCATTCTCGCTGAACTCTCGGTTCCTTGAACCAGCCTGAAGTGAGACCAATTGAGCCGGGGTGGCTGGAGTATTCACTTGGTTTTCCTTAAGTGTTGATGTTGATGTTGATTTTGATGTTGGTTCTGGTTCGTCATAATCAGACTCAGGGTTGTTGAGACTGAACTCCGCCATATTCATAACGGCATTGACAGCTGCTTCTTTTTTAAGAGCTGCTAAACGATCCTTCACCTCTTCTGACGCGTGACTGTCAAATACAGACTTTTTGACGCGTCTGATCTTTTTCCAGATGCCGAGGTCTCCATGCTCAGAAGCTAATGAGACAGCAGGTAGGAGCTCCTCGGGGTTGCGGATTGAATTTAAAATCCGCGAGAATTTACCATCGCAGCTGTGAGGGTAGTCATATATATTATGGAACGCATCCTGCGCTATTGTCAAGGGTGACACGCATGATGCAATGTGTTGCTCTTTAAGCCAGTTGCTCCAACCGATCAATTCCTTAAATACCGTGGCCATCGTCGAGCTGCGGTCGGAGACTTCCTCACCGGCAAGAACAGACCTTACAGAAGAAGATACAAGTTTTTCAATGTCGATACCGTTTGCTCGGATTACGACATTGTCAATAGCCTGCTCTGGGTCACCAGCCTCTCCTAAATTTTGTACAGGAAGTGAACTGTACGACCTAAAACCTTCGTTTATGACTTCTTCTGGTATGAACTTGTCAGTTGTGGCGAATATGCACTCTTTATTTTTAGGACCATAGAAAAGATTGGGTACGGTCGTAGCTCTTATGTCTGATCCAGGTATTTGTTTAAGAATTTGTTTATTAAACCATTGATAAAACTGAGGATCGATAATTGTTTTACCAAGCCCAAATACCAACCTAAATCTCGGCCACCCAGGAGAATCAGAAGGTGAGTGATATCCAATTGTTAGATATTTTTTACATATGTCTAATTCAAGAGCTTCTTCCGGAGTTAACTCTTGCTTTTGAATCTTGTTTCCGTTCTCATCTTTACCTTCTGCTTGATTGTCAATGTCGATAATAATTAGTCCAGCTTGAAGTACCCCAGTACCACTAGCCTTTCGTTGTCCGTTAATTAAATGCCAAGCGCAAAGCCCAGCCTGAGTCGAAAGAATCGTCGATAATTCTTGAGCTGTGACATCTTTGGATTCCCAGCCTGAGTTAAACGCTGTAAAGTTCCCTCCTTTGGCAATCTTGCCCTGCTCTGGGTGTAGATGAGGGATGACACTCGTATTTACAGAGCAGATGAAGTTCATTAGGTACCTTGACGCGTATGTAGTATGCCTGATTTTAGACGTTAAAAGCTCAAGAGAAGCTTAAGACGCCTCTTCCGCTCTGCCTTGTTGACTGATTCTACGCCGAGTTGGGCCTTAATTCTGGTTTTCGTAGTACTGTCGCACGACCTCAAACCATGAAATCTCGTCTTTCTCAACGTCGTCAGGGCCAAAGGTAAAAATCTGAGTGTTAAATTCTTTTATCGCCGTGGTCACGATTATCTGAGTTTTATCTATTTTTATGCCTAAGCAAGCTTCTGCGGCTGCTTTATACGCGGCCAACTGAAGTCTCGTTTTTTTAGTTTTGAAGACACCAGATATAAGCGCTTTCTTAGTTTTTTCATCTACACCAGATTTTTTATTCGGGAACCTGGAAGAGTAAGGTCCATTGCTAGTTTTAAAATCTGCAAGAATAATTTCTGCATTTTGATTCATATAGATAAGGTCACAACAGCCTGCGTACCCATGACCAGTATTTTCGTCATAATAATGAATTCTGCCTACTCCGTCGTCTCCTACGTACTTAGACCATGCAGGTTGATTAAAAGGCTTCTCAGACCATAGTACTCTTCCACCGTCTAGAAGGTTATCTAGTAACTCTGGAACGCCTTCCCAAAATAAGCTGTAGTAATCGGGTGGGATTACGCGTAGACCTCTTATATAATCTTCGACGCTGTTATGTATCCAAGTGCCTCTCTCTGCAGCTTTGTCCGCTACACCTGGGTTCATCTTGTTCCAGTGCTCAAGTTTTTTCCTATTAGCCTCTGAAGCAGTAGAGCTTAGTATCGTTGTAACAGAAGGAAGAGGTTTGGCTACACCGTTACAGATGTAGTGTCTCTTTCCGTTGATTACTACTCGAGTATCTGACACTGTGTTTATTCTCCTTTTAAAAGTCTAGAACATACTTGAGATGCCGTTACTTTCATCTGCGTCATCATCTATAAAAAATTCTTGCTTTTGGTACTGATACTCTTTGTTTCGCTGCTCTAGTTGAGGCATCAAACACAGTGCTGAAGAAAATGCTTCCAGAGTAATGTCTGCACAATCCTCAGCAGTTCTGGCATTCCCCAAAGGGTCTACGCACTCAGTAAGCAACTGATTACTTGTTTGTAGTGCAATGATGTTATCTAGTTTGCAGTTCTGCTCTTCCAAAAGTTTTGCAATGTGGTTTAGGGTCTCTGTTAATGGCTTACTCACAATTTTAAATTTTTTGGTCTGTGCCAGCCTACTTCGAAATCCACATTTGTCTTTATAAGTGCTGATCCTTGTCTTGTAAAAACAAACCACGCAGAAGTTACAGAGTCTTTTAAAGACTTTTTATCGTCACGAAATGACGGGCGAGGGCTTAAAATTTTAATATTCTCGAGAGCTGCTTCCTTAAGAAAGTCTTGGCGACTCCTCGTAGGTTCTAAAAAAGTCAGTCTGTCGAGGATACAGATCCCCTTTGAAGCGGTCTGAATGCCACACTCAGTAACCCAAGAAGTAATTTCTTTTGTCCCCTGTGTAACAGCAATTATCCAGTCGAACTTATCTTTTTTCTCAGACCACCAGTTCAGATCAGTAACATTGTCCACTGAAGTGTTTGTAGTGATATCAGTTATGCCTGAGTTTCTTACTTGAGTAGTGAGTTCAAAACTTTCGTCGTAAGGAAGTAAGACTGATCCCGAAACAATCCCAGATTCCGCAATAGGATTGAATATGTATTTTGGCACTTGGTAGAACGTGGACAAAGCAGATGTTCTCCTAGGTAAACTTTGCTCCCACATGAGTTTAGAGGAACAGTTCGCACATAGACGGTTCGTAACCAGTCTTAGTCAGATGGACGACGAGGAAAGAGATAAATGCATCAAGCTAACACATGCAAATTATTTGATACGCGGCAAACTCTTAGAGAACGTAGTCAAGTATTGCCTTGAGAACGATGTGGAGCTCCCATCGTTTGGTGACTTAATCCGGTACGGACAATAAAAAAGAGTGTGTCCTCTCAAAACACACTCTAGTTACCCATCGAGGTGTCCCCCTCAAAAGAACTATACTTCCAATCCAGCTGCCTTAAGAGCTGCTTTTTGTTCTTCCGTCAATTCTTTAGATTTAGCGGCTTTTGCCTCCGGAAGCTTGGGAGCTTCTGAAGACTTACCTGGGGTACCCGCACCTGCTGGAAGAGCTGCGAGCCCCTGTGGAGAGCCGCTTTCTAAGATCGGATGCTGTTCTTTAAATGCTTCTTTAATTGAAGCATGATCTTGGCCGAGAGGAAGCTCAACCAGATTAGAACCGGGGATAGTACTGCGTAATGCAGATGCCACCAAATCTCCTGAAACTTCGAGCCATTCAGAAACATCTTGGATGAGTTTTGCCTCCTCATCACTTTGAGTCGGACGATCCTTAAACTCTAAGACGTTGTAGTTAATCTTTGCGCCGTCCTCACCTGTTACAGGATTCCTTTCGTTGAAGGATTTTTGAACAAACTTCGTGGACGTTACGACTTCACCGACGTTGATTCTATTGTTATAGAGCGTCTGAAAATACGTAATGAAGTTTTTTTGACTTGATTTACCACTGATAATGCTAGTGCATACACAGCGAGGAGGGAGTAACCGATGAGAAGGACTGACACCGATATAAGAAATCCGGATAAACTCCTGATGCGATCGCATCCCGAGATTACCGAAATATGGTGTGAAACCAAGAAGGATGAATTCAATCGGTATGCCGTTCTCGTTACTGTCGGTGATGGCAGCTTCAGAGTCAGTATCGGACTTCCAAACGCGACTTTGAAGATCGATTCGAAGTGTGTGTGGCGGGAGGTTAC